AAAGAATCCATTAGGCTCTGGCATTGTAGGCGGAGGTGTAAATACTGGTTCAGGTGTAAATACTGGTTCAGGTGTTGGTTCATTGATAAGTACAATATTTCCATCTTGGTCATACTCATATCCTTCAGGTAAAGGCGGTGGCATAACTGGTTCTGTTACTGGTTCTGGTGGAACATAAGGTGGAACATAAGGCGCAGGATCTCCTACTCCTCCTGTTTGAGTTGGAGCTGGTGCTTGAACTGGTGCAGGCGTTGGTGAAGGCATTTGAGGTTGTGGAGCAGGCATAGGAGGCTGCGGTCTTTGAATCGGAGGAAGCTGTCTATTAAATTGATCCCGAATTGGATCAGGTGCCACATTGGTAGGCATGAATGATTGAGTTGGTTGAATAGGAGCTTGATAGCCTTCAGGCGTAAAATACGCAGGGCCACCAACTACAAGAGTGTTTGCTTGTCTTGGGGGTGTAGGCATACGTTGTGGCCCACCACCTCCTCGATACATTTGATCTTGAAGGCCCGGAGGCGTAGGAGGCAAGCTAATTCGATCAGCCATTTAACAAATGCCGTAAAATTTAGTTCCTCTTAAAGCAGCTCCGCCACCTCTAGATTTACCAGCTCCGTGTCTTCCAGGTTTGCCACCGTTAGCAATCTTCTTAGGACCTGAGTAATTTACAGTTCCTTGATCTTTGATGGTTACGCTTGATTTAACGTTTTTAACTTTTTCCATTTTTTTTACCTTTATTTTTTCTTGCTTGTTCAAGAGCAATTGCTATCGCAGTCTTTGGTTTTTTACCACTGCGTGTTAACTCACTTATATTAGCAGATATTGTCTTCCTACTGCTACCTTTTTTTAGAGGCATACTATTTTTTCTTTTTAGCTACCTTGCTCTTAGTCTTAACGACAACTTTAGGCTTTGTGGGTTTAACTGCTTTGATGACTTCTGCAAGGACTTCGTTGGCTTCTTTGTCGGCCTGTTTCGCGATTTTCTCGATGTCGATATTTGCATGCTCATTGATGATCGGTTGATTGCCATTGATTCTGCGCTCCTCTTCTTC